GGCAGACGCTCTGGGTCGGTATCGTTATACCAACGCTCTATGTTTTGTTCACAATCTTGGCAGAAAGTGAATTGTGTATCTGCGTATTCTGAGATAGCAGATTTCATTGGATTATGCTCTAGGCATTTTGTTAGTGTAGTCATTTTAGACCACCTTTCTTTTAGTAGATTTACTTATTGTTCAATCTTTATACTAGTAAGTATAGCAGGGGGGTCTGACAAATTGGAGGGTACAAATACTACCAAAACGGACATTGTGAGGTAGGTCACATGAGATGTAGGTCACATTTATAGAGGGTATTATAACGATTGCGTAACATTTATAGTATTATCGGCGTGTCGACTTGACAAAAACGGCACGTGGACGATGTGGTGTATATCACATAGAAAATGTCCGATTTGTCCGTGTCTAAACTTGACTTTTTGACATTTCTATGCTATACTTCTAGTATAAGAAAAATTAAATAGTAAGAAAAATCCTAGTGAGCCTCTGAGCCTACCAAATAAGACTAGAAATAGTATGAGCGTAGCAAATAAGAGCAAATAACCTAGGTCAGCAAAAAGATAACACAAGGTTATCGAATAAACGAAAGGTGTTCATCAAATGAATACACTAAATACAATATCAATAGTAGTCGAGCCTACTCACCCTATGTCTAGTAGCAATACTAAGAATAACAATATCTTTCGCCTATCAAATGGCAATTACATTAGCCGTATGGCATATGTCTATATGGTAGCAAGTGAGAACCTTATCTCTCACAAATACCTATCCCCTAACGAGAGCAAATGGGTATTTGCTAACAAGGTAGGTAAGTAAATGAATCCTTTTACATATATGATTGATTGGCTTGATGAGAATGCTGATGTAGGTGCGCCAATCGGTGCATTCATCGGTGTAGCAATAGCAATAGGGCTATGCTTTATATTCGGGGGTAACTAAATGATAGCAACACTAACAAGCATATCAGGTGCTACTAAGCAAATGAATTTCAACAATAGGGAACACCTACTAGAGTTCATCGAATTATATAAGGCCACACTACACATTGGCCAAGCGGTTTGCATTGATGCCCCACTAGTGGGTATACACAATGGGTGGATACAGGGCACCGCACCTAAGATTTAGTATCTGCAAGATCAATGGTGTGTCTGCAATGGGCACACTATTTTTTTGTGTGTATTTTTTTTATAGCATGTATCATACATCTGGACAAAATATTCAGATTTTAGGCTATTTAGGTTTTATAAAATTTTTCAGATTTCAACGGTATACGGTATAATATATTTATGGGAATATTAGACAATCTAGAAAACGCCTGGGACGAAGAATTTTTCTTTGAGTCAAAGCCAATAGTAGATAAAGACGCTATGGGCAGAGAAAAGTTTTGGGAAGATTTGGGCAGGCCAGATGATACAAACCTACTTGCTCAAACCTCTTGTTCTTGCTCTGGCTGCACTTGTGGCAAATAAAATTTTTCAGATTTTACTTAAAAGCATCTTTATTGGCAAGACTCTGATATATCAAACCAAACATATGGTTTAACGCTTCTTCTTGCGATTCAATATTCTTTTTAATCTCTTCTTCGGCCAAACCTGCTTGCTTCATTAAATCAATATTGTAAATATTCACTGTATCGATCATGTTGTTTATAATTTCTTCTCTTGTCATGCCCATTCCTTTTCTTGGTCGTAAGTCACAGAATACTCTCCTGTAAATATCTCTGCATAAGATATGATATCTCTATTATACCTTATAAGGGTTTCTATGCCAACTTTGTCACATACATACTTCATACCCTGGACTAGTGGCTCAAAACTCATCTCCTGGCCTTGTAGGGCGTTATTAAGGGTATCTATGTAACGTGTCTTGCCATAACGTTTTGATGTAAATGATTGATCTACATAATCAAACCTTGCTTGTGCATCATTTCTTTTTGCAATGTCCGAATTGTCTATTATGTACCTTGTTGCAGAATGATCCATCCTATCAGACCAGTTTCGCATGTTAGGCTCATACTTCTCCATATTCTTTAAAGTTGAATCAGCAAATGCCATGCGTATAAGGTCTGCAGGTGAGGTTTGAACCTCTGTTGCGAAACTTATCAAAAAAGCGGTTGCGAAAGGAAACTTGTCGCTATATGTCGTAACGCCGAAGTGTACATTCGGATTGAACGACTTACTTGACATACCGTCTTGAATTAAACGCATATGATTTCCGAGAGAAACAAACTCTTCTCTATTCATATCGCAATCGACGAACAAACATTCTTCTGGATTGATACCGTCGGCGAGACATAAAATATTCTTATCATACGAACCCACTATTTTCGAACCGTTAAAACGCTCTAATAATTTTGCGGTCATAAACCCATCCATGTCAGGGGATATAATTAAATTCTTAGAATGCTCTAGTGTATTAAGTATCTCTGTTTTCATTTGTCGAATATACCCCTTATAATAATGTTACTATGACAATCCAAGACTGGGCTTCCTTAATCGTAGCGATTCTTACAATTGTATCATCAATCGCCTTTGGAATCAAGTGGCTTGTCAAACATTATCTTAGCGAACTTAAGCCGAATTCTGGATCATCAATAAAAGATCAAATTAATAGATTAGAAAGCGCTTTGGACGACCAGAGAATTGATTCTATAAAATCTAGAGATCGTCAAGAAAAGAAACTTGATGAAATGTATAAAATTTTAATTGAGCATATTGCTAAAAACGAAAAGTAGTTTAGTATATATAATCTTTCTTTTTGTTTTTTCTTTTAAAAAAATAAAACTTAATCCTATTGATTATTTTTTTCATATTTCTTTTTCCATTCTTCGTGCATAATTAAAGCATAATATAGGTGATACTTAGACCCCAGGTGGGATCCGTCTCTTGCAACATCCCAATACTTGTTGTCAAGTTTTTCAGGCTTAGCATAAGACTCTATTTTATTATATATTTCAAAATTATCTGAACTTGTGTAGTTATTAAATGTATTGTTTTGTAATATTAAACTATTTAGGCTATTGTCCCATGTGCTCCAAACAAAAGGGATTCCTAGTTCATAGAGATAGTCTTCAAGCATTTTTACTGTATTGTAAAATTCAAAGAGATTTACCTTTTCGCTAATTACACTTAAAATTTTTTCCATATCTGCACTTCCTCTATATGCTTTTACAAAAAAATCTACAGAGTCTTTTTCTTTTTTTCTTTCTACAAAATTTATCTGTCTTTCAATATTTGGAAAAAGTAAAAAAACACCTTTTGGTTTTCCAATTTTTCTAATATAATTGAAAACATCATAGACCATTGTTTTGTAAGAACCACTATTGATTCCAAGATTCATAAACTTATCGCCACCCAAAAAGGAGTTTACCTGATTTGACCAAAGGCAATTAATTGGAACCCCTACACCAAAAGTATTTGAACATCCACCATACAAGAAATTTAATTCTGCATTTTCTTTTGAAAAATCATCTGACCTATATCCATAGTTGTTGATTTTATATGAAATTAAAGGGTCTAAGAAGTCAACATCTTTTATTTTACTTTTTGAACGATTGCGCTCTGAAATGCAAGAGTTATGATCACAATCTGGACAAACCTGAGAATATGTTGTATTATTTTTTATATCCATAAACATAGCAATAGTTGGTCCAAGTAATTCGCCATCAAGATACTTGCTAAAATTTTTAGGCATCAATTCTCCTATATACTATATATAAAGATAGTTTTTAAAACTATAAAGATAGTTCTTTTTTCTTATATATTTTAAGTATACACTATCCCAATTCTGGCGAATACTTCTAAAAGTAACAAATCGGACATTGTCTATTATAACAATTTGATAACTTTTAATATCATGTCCATTTTGTCTATTATGGTATAATTTTAATACTGGCTAATACCTTGATTTGTCCTATACCCACCAATCAAGGTGTTAGTCTTTTTTATGGTATAATCTAAGTATTATGAGTACACATGGACCAGAAGTTTTTGGGGCAGATCCTGCTAGAATTAAGTGGCAAATAGTTAGAGGAGATACCTCTCCGCTACGTGTGGAATTTTTAGAAGATGACGAAGTAACATATTTTGATATATCCGATTGGACCTTTGAGGCTACTAGTTATGATCCTCAGTCTGATGCTCTTGATTCCCTGGAAGTTTCACGTGGAACAGGATATGTAGATATTTTGGCTCCAGCATCTATTACAGCACTATGGGGAACTGGCTACAAAACAATAGTAACTGAATTAACTTTTGATCTACAAGTTACAATTGACTCAGACACAGTTTGGACTCCTTTGATTGGAACTATTTCAGTCATTGGTGATATTACAGGTAGCCTATAATGGCAGTAGTTAAAGTATCCACTCCAAGACCAGAGTTACCTTCAGTAATTAGAATTAAAGATAAAACTTTTAAAGTAAACAAATAATAGTGAGATAATGTATCCATGGCTGCTTCTAAATCTATGGACTTTCCAGGTGCAAAAAAATCTTCTTATGCTGCACAAGTAGAACAAAGTCAAGCATCTGTATCTTCTGATAATACTCTTTCATTTTTGCCAGTCCCTGGACCACAAGGACCACAGGGCCCATCAGGAAGAGATGGAAGAGACGGAAAAGAAGGACCCGCTGGACCAGAGGGACCAAAAGGACAAAAGGGAGAAAAAGGACAAAACGGACAAGATGGACTAAGTTCTTTATCCTCTTCAGGCCAACAAGCAGGTTGGGCATCATATACAAATGGTATTGAAAAATCTACAAAACTTGGAATATCTCAGGGAGACGATGGATGGGTAACTCTTATACTAGACACAAAAGATAAAACCCAAAACGAAAAATACCTTCCAGAAGGATGCACCAGTCTTTGGAATAGCCATCAAAGAGCCCTAAATTTTCACGGTATAAAAGAAGGCTCTCAGATATTCGTAACATACAACTTTGAACTAACCACCCATAGTTCAAATACAGAGGTTTGGTTAAGGACATACTTTGCAAACAACGATCAAGAGTTTGTTAGTTTTGTTGGATCTCTTAAATATCAAAACACATACAATCTTTCGGTTACTCAAAACATATTTATAGAAAATCAGTCAATGTGGGGCAATGGTGCCGTTCCTCAAATTAGAACAGATTTTGATGCATCCGTAATCTTAAATTCTGTCTACGTCAGCGTGGTATAATAAAACCATGGCATTTCCAGCAATCTATGACTTTAATTACTATAAGGGTGACACCTTTGAGTTTCGTATCTACCCGAAAAAGAACGATGGAACGGTTTTTGATTTAAGCCAATACTACATGCCAACAAATTTTGCTAATGATCCAGACTATGTCACAGATTCATCATCACCGTACGACAGTGCACAGTTTACAATTGCAACAGCCAGAGGTCCAATTGATCCAGGCGCATTGCAACAGCCAATTAGATGTTTTGCTAGAGTTTCAGACGACAACACATATGTCTTGTGTGCAATAAGACCAACAGATGCACAGACATTGGTTGCTGGAACAGAGTATGTCTATGATGTAGAGGTTAGAAAACCAGCAAGCGTTCCAGGAAGCGGTCAATACGAAATTGTTCAAACTTTGCTTAGTGGTAAAATTACTATTACTGATCAGGTATCTGGTGCTAATTTAAATACTCAAGGATCTCTATCAGACTACAATATTTTAGGATTAACAGTACCAGTTACATGTGCAGAGCCAGACACTTCCGTTATTGAGACAGCAGAATATTATGGATCAGTTGTTTGGTATGAGCCAAATGGCACAACATTACTTTCTACATCAACATTTGATCCAGATAAGGCATATAAAGCAAAGATAACTATAACACCAAGACCACCGTATAAAATTTCTGGTACTCCTGCCAACAAGTTCTCTGTAGAGGGTGCAAATATTACAACAAATCCTGCATATGCAGCAACATCTGCGACCGCAGTAATAACTGCAACATTTCCAAAAACTGCAAAACCAGTTTCACTTTCAAGAATAAACGGAGTTACTGCTCCAGTTAAGGCTGCAACACCAGGTACATCCGTTGCTTCAACTGATCAGTATACAGTTACACTTTCATGGAAAGAAAAATCTTTAACTGATCCAGTTGTTTATGAAAACTTTACTGGAGCATTTAAGCCATCAAGAACGTATGTGGCACAAATATTATTAACACCTAAAACTGGCTACACTCTTTGCACTGGAATTGCTGCAGACTTCTTCTCTGTTACAGGTGCTTTAAATTATACAAACAGTGTAAACTCAGGAATAATTATTGCAGAGTTTCCTGCAACAGGGGCTTAAAAGTGGCAGACATACTTTTATCCAATGAAGACCTAACAGTTTTTGGGGGACCAGAAAGCATAAGTTTAGATCTAGACATAGGACCACAAGGAGATCGTGGTAGCATTATTATTGGAACTCTTGGAGACCCTAGAGATGCAACTGTTAGGTCCTATATTGTTCAAGATGTTCAGGCACTAGATATTGCGGTAGATGCAAACCCAAACTCACCAACCTTTAAAACACTGTTTCAATATGTAGTCCAAGGATCGGGCAGCCTACAATGGACTCCAGTTGTTAGTCTAAAAACAGAATTTTACTCTTCTATTAAAACAGTAACCGCTACAAATGGTAAACTTGTTATACCACCAATTAATGTAACAGATATTTATTTGTTTCAAGAAAACAGTACTATTGGTTCTTCCAACTTTAACATACAATATTCAATATCATCTACAGAGTCTTCAGGCCCTTTATCAACAAACTTGGTTATAAAAGAGTTAAATACTGGTTCTGGCTTCCTGGCACTACCTCTTGAAATAAACGGTGTAGAATATATCAATAACGAATGGGTACCTATGACAGGGACAAAATCTGTGCACCTGTTTATTACAGTGGTATAATGACAAGAGGTGATTTATAGTGGCAGAAGAGAATATTGATAATACCCCTAACGGTACTGGGCTCTTCAATACCAAAATCCCTGGCCTTTCCGATTCAGCAGATATTCAGGCAGCCTTAAGACTTTACCACTATGGAACATATACTTATGATGGTGCGAATACTCTTCCAGCAAATCTTCCAGTACCCTCAATTGCAAAACACCTTCAAAATCTTGTAGACGCTGATGCAGCGGAGGCAGTAAACAGAAACACTGCTATTTCAAACCATAATGCAGCCACAACAAATGTTCACGGAATACCAAATACATTAAATATTGCAACAAAAGCATATGTAGATGCAGGAATCCTCAGCGCAATCAATGGAGCAACAGGGGCATACTCTGATCTTGCTGGAACTGGTCTTGACTGGAACTCTGTTGATGAAAGGTTTGATGTTGAGCCAAGAATTGCAAATGTTTCAACAGTTATAACAAAAAATAATAATTTTACTTTATCTTTAGACGATGTTAGCAAGACTATTTTGCTTTCATCTTCAATAGCAGGTTCACCAATTCCTGGTGATCCAAATCCACCAATTACAATGACTTTGACTGTTCCAAATAATAATACTGTGGCAATACCAGTAGGATATCAATATAACCTAATTCAATTTAATTATGGAAGAACAATTTTTAATCCAGCATCTGGAGTAACAATAAATAGCAAAAATGGTCAAATGTGGATTGATGCACAATATGGAAAAGCAACATTGGTAAAAGTTGATACAAACATTTGGGTTGCATATGGAGATATATATGAAGGTGCTTCTACACCAGTTGCACCAACTCCTGTAGCACCTACACCAGTTCCTGTTGCACCAGTTCCAGTACCAACACCAGTTGCACAGCCAGTAGCACCAACACCAACACCTACTCCAATTGTTCAGCCAGTAGCACCAACACCAATTGTAACTCCAGTTGCACCAGTTGCTCCAGTTGCTCCAGTTGCACCAACAACTCCTGTAGCACCAACACTTTCATGTCCACCACCAGGAGACACTAGCGGAAGTTTCTCAGATCCATGTGGTTTTGATCCAACAAGATGTTGTGATAGCGATGGAAGACCTTATGTTCCACCGACACCTACAGCACCAACACCAATTGTAACTCCAGTTGCACCAACACCTATTGTAACTCCTACTGCATGTGTTTCAGAATGTATTTTAGATGACTATAGTTACTGTCTAAATGTTGGTTCTGATGGATACGGACAGCAGTGGACTTCAAGATATGACCCATGTGGCGTATTAAATTGCTCTGATGTAATGACAGAGGCTAGAGTATTCTGTGGAGTTCCATCACCAACTCCTGTACCAGTTACACCAGTTGCTCCAGTACAGTCTTGTCCCTTCCCTGGCATGAGCGGAAGTTATGACTCACCATGTGGCAATACATGTTGCGACAGCGATGGAAGACCTTATGTTTCACCGACACCTACAGCACCAACACCTATTGTAACTCCAACTACACCAACACCTATTGTAACTCCAACTACACCTACACCTAACCCTACTCCAACGTCAAGTTATGGTTCAGGATGTTACTATGCCTCAAATGAAGAGCAATGTCCAGGTACATTTAATCCTGACACTAATGAGTGTTGTCCAAATTTTAATGGAGGGGGAAGCACCCCCGCAAGTCCAACACCAACTCCTGTAGCACCTACACCAACTCCTGTAGCACCTACTCCAACACCTACCCCTGTTGTGACTCCTACTCCATCACCAACACCTACACCTGTTGCACCAACCCCAACAGCGCCAACTTATGGCCCAGGATGTTTCTATGCTTCAAATGAAGAGCAATGCTCAGGTACATTTAATCCTGACACTAATGAGTGTTGTCCAGCAGCAGCACCCACACCAGCAGCCCCTACTCCTGTAGCACCAACTCCTGTAGCACCTACACCAGTCACTGTAGCACCAGTTCCAGTACCAACACCTATTGCACAGCCAGTTGCACCTATATCATTGCCTTGCTCTCCAGTAAACGGAAATTGTGGCTCATCACCATGTTCTGACTGTGATCCAGGAAGAAGCGGTGTAGTACAAGACGATAGTTGTCCTTCAGGTTACAGAAATCTTTGTTGGACTGGCGGTAGTTGTCCAAACACAGGTGATTGCGTACCTGTTGCACCAACTCCAGCACCTACCCCAGTAGCACCTACCCCAGTAGCGCCTACACCTGTAGCACCTACCCCAGCAGCACCTACCCCAGCAGCCTTAGACTGCAGCCCTTGTGACCCAGCACTATCTGGAGGTGCTTGTGGACAATATGGAAACGGAACTCTATGCTGGACACCAAGTGGCTGTCCAAATAGATGTGACGGAGACTATGCACCTACTCCAGTAGCAGCATCACCAACCCCTGCTGCAGCAGCACCTACACCTGCAGCATCTGCAGCATGTAATGAAAGTGTTACCTGCTGCTGGGATAGATGGAATGGATCATGGTACGAGACAGAATGCAATACAACAAATGGATTATGCCCAGACCAGGTTAATGGTTGGTGTTAATATGGTACAATTAATACTATGAAAATAAACATTTATAAAGAGAACTCTTTGTATATTATCATTAATGGAGAAAATGGTCTAGGTCATTTTTTTAAAAATATTGATGACTTAGAATATACTTTAGAGCCTAACCCAGAAAACTCAGAAAGACACATACTAAAGTACACACTAGGCGATGAAAAATTTAATATTGGAATTAGTGAGGTTATTGCAGAGTCTATATTAAATAAGTATAGAGCAGAGTTTATAAATGAGTGAAGAACTTACTCCGTGGGAAAGGTATAAACAAAACCTAGGGGAAACAAGACCTTGGGATCTTGCAAACCCTAATACTCAGTGGGCAGATGAAGAAAAAGCAAAAGAAAGATATTCTATCTGTAAGAGTTGCCCAGAATTGATAAAACTAACTAGTCAATGCAAAAAGTGTGGCTGCTTTATGAAAGTAAAAACAAAATTAGAAAAGGCAGTATGCCCACTAGGGAAATGGTAAAATGAAAACTCCTTATTTGCTAAAAACAGTTCTTCCACCAGCAGAACACTTAGAGTTACAAAACCTAGCAATGAATCTTTGGTCAACAGACAAGAGCACATACGATCAAGGATTTGGAAGACATCAATGGACAATTTGGGATAATACTCATGGACCTGCAATAGAACCACTTAGAAAATTTCATGAAATGCTTTTGCCATTAGCAAGAGAAGAGTTTGAGTCAGAGACATTGCTACCTTCATGGTGTGTTCTAAGTATTTATGAAGGAGAAAAAGCAAGACTTTGGAAGCACAAAGACGACAACGCCTGTACATATCATATAAACTATACAATTTTTCACAAAACGCCGTGGGATTTTTATGTCGAGGGTATAAAGTTTGAAGCAGAAGAAAACGATGCAGTAATATCGTATGGTAATGATCAAGAACACTGGAGAGAAGAGTTTCCAAATCCACAAAATAACCTAGTCGCTAACGCTTTCTTTTTTTATACAGAGCCAGACCACTGGTTTTTTAAACATGGGCCACAATATCTATACACAGATATTCGTAAACCAGTTGATAATGAAAAACAAAAAACAGAAGCCATGTAGATGAATAAGTTATTTTTTCAACTATATAACCCTACAGGATTAATAAATCAAGTTATGAGTTTAGAATTAGCAGCAGGACTATCTCACGAACTCAACGTCCCAGCAATAATTCACTATGGCAAATATACTGCAGATAAAAAACTTTATAATACCGATAGTATTCCAATCTTTAGCCCAAGTAGATTTTACAATAAGCAAAGAGAAGGTTTTACAAATCCTGAACAGTTTCCTCATCTTTTAGATCTTATGGAATTTAATTCAAACTTAATTCTTATTGATGAAAAAATAGATACATTCAAACAAGAAGAGTTAGTTATTGATGATCTTTTAAATAATTTTTACTATAGTAATCAACAGGACATTTCTGATGATGAAAAGTATTTTGCAGAAGGAAGAAAAAGACTTCCTCTAGACAAGACTCTTCATTTAAAACTAACTTTGGGATGGTATTCAAGATTTTTTTATAAAAGAAACGAAAGCCTTGATAAGGCAATTTCTTCAGTTAAGTTTAAACAAGAATATGTTGATTTAGCAAATAAGATATATCATTCAATTGGAAATTTTCAAGGAATGCATTTAAGGCTTTCTGATCATGTCAAGATGTTTGAAACAAAGCAGGAAATGTTTGAGTTATGGCTAGATAGATTTGGACAAAATAATCTTCCAATAGTAGTAACAACATGTCAACCAGGACACAAAATGGTTCAAGACAATAAGCATAGGTTTATATTGCTAGATGAGTATATTGTAAATAATTTTAAAGATGAATTTATGGCTCTACCATTTCAAGACGAAGTTGTTTTTGGTCTTATCTGCAACTTGGTAATGCATCATGCTACAAATTTTGTTGGTACATCAGGAAGCACATATACTGCCTATATTCATAGAAATAGAAATCAAAAAGGAATTGAAACTTGGGACTTTTTTGATGATCCTCAGAAAGCAATAGGAAATCCTTATTCTTGGAATGACTACCAACTAGATAACGGAAGAAAAATGTGGTGGAGAGAGTGGCCAGAATCAAAATGCTAAAAAGAATTTTTTATAAGTTTAAAATGTGGAAAAAATATAAAAAAATTAAAAAAGGCGGATACATATACTAATGTTATTTGATATGTTTAGCCCAAGAGTAATTCCATACTGCGAAATTGATAGAAATAATCCTAATAAAAATTATTCCAGTTCCTCGTCAATATTCTCATCACATGCAGAAGTAGAAAGACCAGAGTACAACTATGTTTGGAATAGCGATGGACTAAGGTCTATAGAGTTTTCAACAAAACCAAAAGTTGTAGCCCTAGGATGTTCAATAACTATGGGTCAGGGAATGCCAGAAAACCTTAGATGGAGTAATATCCTTTCAGAAAAAATTAAAAAACCTATTGGTAACATATCTTATTCTGGAGCATCCGCAAATAAGTTAGTTTCTAGTTTTTTAGGAATGATTCATCAGTATCAATATAAACCAGAAATTGTTATTGCTCATTTTGCAAATTTTGAAAGATTTTATTTTGTTAGTCCAGATGGAGAAAAAATGCAAGAGTGGTTTATTAATCACAGTGCAAAAAAAACAAAAGCATCAGCACCTTGGAACTATGAAGAGATTTTGCCATATGAGTGGGTTTATTATCAAAATCTAGATCATATAAAAATGCTAGAAGCATTCTGTGAAACAAACGGAATTAAGTTATACTGGTCTTGCTGGTCAAATGGACTGACTGATGAACAAGAGCAGTTCTTGAAAGATAACTTTAGATACTATATACCAGATACAACAAAGAATGAATTCCCAGCAGATTTTGAACTTGGCTTTGTTGCAAACAGTGTTGCTGAACTTCCCAAACATTTTGAGATGAAGAATTGGGAAGGATGCCACAATAAATGGAAAGAGATGTATCCAGATATATTTGATTATGCCTATGACTATCATAAGATTGCTTACGACTATGGAAGACTAAAAGGTCCTGGAGCGCACTGGCCACACCCTGGATTGCATAAGCAGTTGCACATATCTGAGTTTTGGGAAAAGCAGATATCTGAACTAGTTTAAAAATATTGCTATATACTTTAATTAACGGAATTGTGAGGAAATAATGAAGACAGCCCTAGTACTTGGTGCAGGTGGTTTTATCGGAAGTCATATGGTCAATAGGCTTAAGTCTGAAGGATATTGGGTTAGAGGCGTTGACTTAAAGCATCCAGATTTTTCTAATACACAGGCAGACGAGTTTATTGAGCGAGACCTTTCTGTTTATGAAAATGTTGAAAAAGCAATTCAATTTAAAGGATATCAGGGAAATTTTTACAATGAGATTCCATATAAACTAATTACAGGTTTTGATGAGGTATATCAGTTTGCAGCAGATATGGGTGGTGCTGGATATATTTTTACTGGAGATAATGATTCTCAGATTATGGAAAACTCTGCTTTGATAAACCTTAATCTTCTTAGAGCCCAATCAAGATTAAATGCTAAATACAACATTAATAAGACAAAGATTTTTTATTCAAGTTCTGCTTGTATGTATCCTGACTATAAGCAATTAGATGTTGATAACCCTGGACTTAAAGAGTCTGACGCATACCCTGCAGATCCAGACAGTGAATATGGTTGGGAAAAATTATTTAGTGAAAGAATGTTTTTGGCTTTTAACAGAAATAATAAGATCCCAGTAGCAATTGCTAGATATCACAATATTTATGGGCCAGAAGGAACCTGGGATGGCGGAAAAGAAAAGGCACCTGCTGCAATGTGTAGAAAAGTTATACAGGCAGATGGTTTTATAGAAATTTGGGGAGATGGAGAACAAACTCGATCATTCCTATATATAGATGAATGCATAGAAGCAACAAGAAGACTTATGCAATCAGATTTTACTGGCCCAGTTAATATTGGGTCTGAAGAGATGGTTACCATTAATCAATTGGTTGATATTGCATGCAGTGTTGAAGGTAAGGTTTTAAGTAAGATGCATATACCTGGTCCTTTAGGAGTTAGAGGCAGAAATTCTAACAACGATATGGTTAGAGAAAGATTAAATTGGGATTATTCAATGTCACTTAAAGAAGGAATTGAAAAAACCTACAAGTGGATACTTGAAGAAACAAAAAAGAACCCCTCCTAAGAGGGGTCCTAATTTTGTATATTACTTAGGGAATTTAGACATCCAGTATTTGGTTCTTGGGGTAATACCCTTCCAAGAAGACCAGTCGTCTCCACCATTTGTCATATAGTATGCAATTTCAGCATTCTTGACGGGATTGAAAAGTTCAGCATTAGAGTCAAGATCAAACTTGGTTCTACGATCAGGACCAAGTGTATCAATCATATTGATTTGGAACATTCCATAAGACGAGTCACCAGTTTTGTGGTTGCCATTAAAAGCCAAAGGACGGCCATTAGACTCTTTTTTAGCAACTGCCCAAGCAACTACAAGGTCTTTACCCTTGAATCCTACTAACGAAAGCAGTTCCTTTAGTTCTAAATCAGTCAGAGAAACCTTGTTCTCAAAACTCTCTAGTTTTTTTGCTTTAGAAACCAAAAAAACCTCTTTCGAGGCGGTTTCCGATGTCTGAGCCTGTTCAAGGCTAAGATTGTTCTTAGTATCTAGTTCTGGGGTAGCATTAGCGACATTCGAAAATACAGTCACAACTAATACGATACTGAGTGTGCTAATGATCTCTTTGTTTCTTTCGATAAATTTAATCATAGTTTCCTCCTTAGAAAACAATAACACCTTGGTAGGTGTCTACTGACAAGTATAACATAATTTTCAGTTAAAAGTCAAATCTAGGTGTATAATAAACATTATGCCACAATATGCGTCTAACTATCCTAATTCACTATCATACCCTATTGCTTCAGATCCCGTTAATGTACACGGAGACTTTAAAGTATTAGTTGATGCTTTAAATAATATACTGCCACCACTAGGAATGACCAGCGTTTCTTCTCCAGTTAGAAATAATCTTTCTTCAATTACATTACCTGCTGGAACTCCAGTTTTTATTTCAGGAAATGTTTCTCACGACGGAAAAATGAAAACCACGGTAGAAAAATATAATCCATCAAGCCCTAGCCATAATGCAGATGCTCCAATATTAGGCTTAATACAAACAGGACTTCTGCCATTAAGCGATGGGGTAGCAGTAGTGTCTGGAGTTTTACAAATGAATACAACAGGTCTTGGGGTTCCTGGAACAAAAGTTTATATTAGTTCTACTGGACATCTTGTTGGGCAAAGACCAGCAACAGGTCCAGCAAGATATGTTGCAGTAGTTGCAGTACAAGCAACCCAAGGTTTAATTATTGTTCAGACAAAAGGAAACGGTACTTGGGGCGCTCTCAAAGATGGTTTGTCGTGATATAATAACATTATGGCAATTTTAAGAGGATCTCAAAAATCATACGACATAGGAAATCCACCACCAACAGTTATTTGGACTGTAGTTCGTGGAGACACTTCTGGTTTTAAAGTTTATGTTACAGATGATGCAAAGGTTCCACTAATTTTAAAGGGTGCTGGATCTGAATGGGATATTGCTATGAAGATTAAAAGACCAAACTCAACTCCTGGAGTTATTACAGACAACGCAACACTTGTTTTAAATTTATATCCAGTTGCAGACGAAGATGATTTGGTTGGAGAATTTACAGTATGGTTAACAGCAGCAGAGTCAGTACAACTTCAAACAGGAGACATCTTTGATATTCAGGTTTCAGACCCTACAAGAGTTTGGACGGTTGCTCAGGGTACATTTAAAATTCTTGAAGATGTAACAGACTAATGGCAACATCAGTAATACTTGATGATCTGCAAAATAAAACAGAAAAAATATTCTTAGTAGAGTATCCTCTTTCAACAATAACAGACATTCTTCCTTTTAGGGTTAAGTTTTCAGCCATTCAAATTGTGGCTATTGGACTTGGAAATACCCCAGGAATTCCACTACAGGTAATCGGCTACAGTAACTACATTCTATAAAAATATCACTAAAATGCATGTTACAATTACGACATGGCTAAAGTATCAATTCCAGCAGTTAAGAGTCTATTCCAAACTGGAGATAGACCTACTCAAGAAAACTATGAAGATTTAATCGATACCGCTTCTGCTCAAGCAACAGACTTGGGCTCATCAGGTAATAACGAAAACACAATCAATGGTATTGAGAACGTAACTGTTGTTGATAACTTTGACGCTACAGTTTGGCGAATGGTCAAGTATATTGTTTCAATATCAAAGACCTCTGCAGGGGACAACAAGTTCTATGCAACCGAACTAACAATTCTCGTTGACGGTACAAATGTAAATGTCAGCGAATACGGAACAATCGACAATGATGGGAATATTGGCACCATTAATGTCTCTCGCACTGGAAATACCGTGGCCTTAACAGTCACTCCAGACCCTGCGATCAAGCCAGTCACAGTTCGTTTTGCACGAATTGGACTTAAGGCATAACTAAGGAGATATAAAAAATGGCAACAGTAAATAAAGATTTTAAAATTAAGAGTGGTTTAATCGTTGAAGGTACAACAGCGACAGTTAACGGTTTTGACGTTCTTACAAAAAAGCAAGCAGACCAAGACTATATCGTCGGTCTTATTGGCGGTACAGCAACATCTGCCAACACTGCAAATACAGTTGTAAAGCGTGACGCTAATGGTAACTTTGCTGCAGGAACAATTACAGCAGATTTAACTGGTGATGTAACTGGTCAGGTATCAGATATTTCAAACCACGATACTGGAGATCTTGCAGAAGGATCAAATAAGTATTTTACAAACCAAAGAGCACTTGATGCAACTGCAGCAGCATACGATGCAGCAGGAACTGCAGCAACTGAGGCAGGACTTGTAGCAGGAGATCTTGCAGATCACGAATCTGATACTTCTGTACACGGTGTAACTGGTAACGTAGTAGGAACATCAGACACACAAACATTAACAAACAAGACCATTGGAGATACACTTAACTTCACTGGCGCAGGAGCAATGACAATCAATTCTGATTCTCATAT